CTAACAGTATTCGTTAATCTCTTTTCATCATCGAAAACTTTATCACCTTCTTTGTTTATATGAACCAAATAGAAACCATCTTTAAGCATACATTCGTCGTGATACCATTTTTCGACAAAAATATCTTCGCCGTTTTCCCTATACGCATAAACCTTATTTCTATCATCGAATCCGCCGGAAGCCTTTTCACCACTAACTGAATCATACTCGCCCTTACTTACAAATCTCCAATCTCCAAATTCATCCTTATACCTATACCATGTAGCCCCTTTATAAGTTAAGTTATGCGTATTTTTATAATAACCTCGATTTACTCGATCCGTATAATACTTTTGATTTCTCCATACTTCGCCATCATAATAGTAATCATCTATATACAATTTGCAAGGAATCATCGTATTATCAAATCCGGAGCCATATTTTGTATTAGAGTATACTTCATCGGACGTTTTTATTATATCGTTTGGAAGAAAAGAGCCGGACATTCTATAAGCGATATTTATTATGAAATATCCTCCTTTGAATAAAGAATACTCTCCGTTTTTCAATGTTAAAAGAGTCTTTCGAGAAGCACTAATTATATTATACGCTTGCAGGAATGAAACGCAGGTTTTCCAACTTAAAGAAGACGGTTCCCCGTCCTCTGTTGTGTAGTCGCTGTACTTCTGCCATACCACACCGGAATATATATCATTAACGTTGTCGATAGTCACTTCAACACCTTCTGCCGGAATATCAAGAAATGAAAAGCTCGGTATCAAATACCCCCAATTACTATTAGATTTAAAAAACGAATTAAGAAGGGTGTAATTCTTTCCGTCTATATCCCTACCAGATATATAATATTTATTGGGATCGGAGTTTTGATTTACTATATCCTTATCGTCGTCAAGCAATTCCGGGCATAAGTTGGTTATCTGATTCATATTAGCAACAACAGATACTTTATTATACACATCACCAAGCGATATACTTCCCGCGCTTTCAGATACGCCAATATTACGCACATTCAATAGTGCGGAAGGGATTGTTATACTTTCACATGTATCGCTTATTCTATCATAAACGAAAAAATGAAGCTCGTCGTTTTTGATAAAATCATAGTCGATCATATAATAAGCATCCTGATACTGAATGAACGTCATACCGATATATTTAGAGATTTCTTCTAAAACATCTCTACTATTCATCGGCTCGTTAGCTTCATCAAAGAAGTTTCGTTCATGTATATAAATATCTTCTATCAAAGAAGTAGAAACATCTTTCGAGATTCTATTAGTTTTTTGAAAGTACAATTTGTTTAGAATCTTTCCGGGATCGGCAATATCAAGAATGTGCATTATTACATCTTTGAAACTTTTAAAATAGACCTCGGAAGAATTAATATAAGAGTACTTCTTATTTTCCAAAACGGAAATAGTATCGATTGCCTGTATCTCCACTATATTAAGCGGAGTTATATAATCGCTCGAATATAAATTTGGACTCATATATCCAAACCACTCTAAAACATCATCGGTTTTATTATACAAACGAACTTCTATATTTTGCCCTTCGGCTGTATATAGGTCTGATAAAATCTTATCTGTCAATATGCTTGTTACCGAATTAGACATTTTCAACGGCTTGTATAGAGTGTCCGATTCATACTCAACAGTAAACGGGCTATCTGTTAGGGTGAGTTCTTCGGAATACGTTGCAAAGACCGTATGAATTTCAATTCTATACGTCTTGTCTTTCCTGCTCTTAAACTCTGAATAATATCTTAGTTTCATCTTACTTTACTTTTCTGATTATAATGATTACTCAAAACTCCTTCTAAATCTCTTCCATGTATGCGAAACGTTACGTTTGCGGGCTGATTTCCATTTTCTGCAGACGGTGCAATCTTTTGCGATAAGGAGCCATATAAACCGCTATTTAGCATTTGAAACAAATTACTTTGCTGTGATCCGTTTAGAATCATCTCGCCTGAATTGAGTAAAGCCGGAACTTTATCGCCTGTGAATGATGTGCCAGGCACAATACCACCCGTTGCGAATTTAGGAATACTAGCCATTGCAGCGACGACGGCAGCAACGGCGGCTCCCGCCAATAACCAACCGACAACGGGCGTTTCTGCTGCGGAAGCTACGCCGCTAACTACTGCTTCGGTCTGTTTCGCAGTTATTAACGATTGAATAGCCGGAATAGCTTGCGCAATACTGGATATAACATTTGCGCCCCATTGAAGATACGCCGCCGCACTTTCATTGGTTATTCCAGATAAAGATCCCATAATACTACCAACTGCAGATAGAGATTCGGCATACCTTTCATTCATGTCTATATCTTCTTTTTTAAAAAGTGGATCATATTTCGGCAACTTTAAGTTTTTACCTTCTTTCCCATGAGTAGGAACTTTATCTTTATACGTTGGTTTTACCGGAAGAGACAAAGCGCCGTCTTTCATTTCACCATGAGCACTTTTGAACGTTTCTTGCTCTACAACAAACTTTAAACTTATCCTCTTTGATTCAAGTTCATTAATTGTTGCTTGAATGGCGGAACGCGCTTGAATGGCGGTTTCAGCAATAAGTTTTTTATTTTGCTCTGCGATTTGCGTGTCATACCAAGCGATAGAGCCCTTTTTCGGTTCTTCCTTTGGCGTTTTACCGCCTATTCCTGACTGTGAAGCACGGTTCGCTGCTTTCGTCATACTAGATAAATTCCGTCCCGCCGCCTCTGCCGCCGTTGCAACGTTTATTAAATTCTGCAACCATTCATCACTCTTCTTTACTAAAATCGCGTTATATTGTATTGCATCCTGATACTTCGATAACATCGGGCTTATTGCCTTACTCAATGCATTTGTATCTGTTGTTGTAACCGTGTGCACATTCATTCCAGAACCCACCGTTTCGTAAGTTGTGAATTTGGCTTTTAAACGATCGTATTCATCTACGAAGTCTTTATACTGTTTTGCTAATTGTGCCTTTTGTTTATCGCCTACCGAAGATACATCTAATCTCAACACTTTATCTATATCCATTGCCGAAACATCTACGCCGTCAAGTCCTATTGCCGCCTTTACCATTGCTTGTAATGCGTTTTGACTTCTTTGTTTATATTGTCCTACGATTTCCTCTTGGTCTTTCAGCGTCTTGTCTAATAGTTCCCTAGCTGCTTTCTTTTGCTCTTCCGTTGAATCCTTATCTTTTAAGATAGTTATTTGTTCTTGTATGGTTGCTTGATTCTTTGCATCAAAATAAGAGAACGACATTTTTGTATTTCCTAATTGATCCATCGCGCTGTATGCTTCGCGTGCTAGACGTATAGTTTCGGTTAACCCGTTCATGAACGGCGTCCAGTCTCCACTACCGATAGAGTAGAAAAACTGGTCTACGCCACCTTTTAAGCCGTCCATAGTACGGGCATATTCATCTCCTAGCGTCTGACTGCTATTCATTACTTTATTGAAACCCTCCGAGGCAGTTACAGCAATACCAAGAACCCCGGCGAACTTCATAACTCCCGATACTGCAACGCCGGACATTTTAGAAATGTCGCTTTGAAAAGCGTTTACATTCTTCTTCGACTTATTTAGATTTGCGTCAAAGTCATTCGTTTTAAGCAATAATCTTGTTACTATATCAGACATCTTTATGCGTGTTTAATTGTGATTCTACTTCTTTTGCTTTAGCTCGTAATCGTTGCATCTCTTCGTCCGTTACGCTCGTATCTTTCTTTTCTTCTTCATCCCACGGAAACCGGAGTATATCGGTTTGCTTTAGCGTTTTAGTGCTATTCGATTGCGCTATAATGAAACCTAGCAATCTAGTTTGTTCCCACGCTTCCCGATTACGTCGATTCAATCCGTCTATAAACGATTCAACCTCGATAAAGTCCATTTTATCGAGGAAGTAATCGGGAGCGATCCCACCCTCACCGACAACGCGCGAATAAAGTTCGCGTATACTTACGGCTTTCGTTTCCGCGTCGTCACCTTCTTTTTTTTACGTCATTTCCTGCCGATTGCGAACGTAGTTTGATTTCATCCAAAATAAATTCTTTGAATTGTTCGAATAGCGTCAAGTCATTTTCGCATAATTCGATAAATTCCTCAAATTCCATTTTGAACAATTCCTGATTAGAGGCAAGCAGGAACGAATAAAACAAAAGAAACTCGTCTAACATCTTCCCGAACTGAAACGGATAGCCGGATATAGATTCGAACACAAAGAACGCACGAAGCGTATATTTCAAAGAAAAATCTTTTCCGTTAAGTGATATTGTTTTCATTGAATAAGTCGTTTAGAGGGCGGCAAAACACCGCCCGTAAGTTATTTACTAGCTGCTTCCTTTGCAAGCGGTCCGGTTCCTTCGAAACTGATTGATAGTGTTGCTTTGTCACCATCCGGCGCATTTGCTTCTAGCGAAGTGATAACCGCACTACCTGTATATGCACCTTCCGCTAGCGTCCATCCGGCGGCGGGCATTTCGTTTACGTCAGGATTGCCAACAACGCCAAATTTCAGAACAACAGGTTTATGCGCCAAGAACAAAGCGAATAGTTTATCGTAGCTATTCGCATCTGCATCCGCGCTAAACACATTTTCGCTTGAAGCGTTCCAAGAAAGTTTCTTGATGTCCTTCTCCGTCCAGATACCCGAGTCTTTACTTTGCGTGTCGATTGTTTCAGCCGAAAGCCCCAATTTGCAAGATGTGGCAAGTGCGATGGCTTTATCGTCGATGAATAACATTAGGTCTTTTCCTAACACTGATTTTGCTTTACTCATAATTTTATCGTGTTTTAGTTAATTATTCAGTTTTAAATGAGAATACGAGGCTTTGAATAAAAGTATCTTCTATAAAATCCTCATTCGCACTAATTAGTTTAGAATCGATCACATCGAAGTTATCATAACTTCCTCGTTTGTTTTCGAGTGATTTACGTACCTCTTCCGCGATTGTTACAGAGTTCAAATAGTTATCACTGGCGACAACGATCTCAACCGAAACTGTGTCACCTGTGCCGTACCTATCTTTCGTATATTCCGGCGTTAAGGAGTTGCGTTTGTAGATCACAAACGGAAAAGATGTTTCCGTTTTGGTCGAGATAGCATATATTTTATCAGAAACCAATTTTGCCAACTCTGTAGAGTCGCTTAATTTCTTATATACGTGTGCGCCTATTGATAAACTCATTTCTTTTTATTTGCTACTTTCATTATAGAATCAATTATATTTTTCTCTAGTGAGCTCTCTGCTTCTTTCTGCTTCGATTTGACCGCATTAGAAAAGAAGTGGGAAGCATTTATAATACCCCTATTCGCTCCTTTTTTGGTAGCTCGTTCTTTTGTTCCTGATTCGAACCATTTCAGCATATAGGCGCGTGATCCCTTTTTGCGGCGGTCGATCAAGTCAACCCGTGCACCGGAAGCATTGCGATAAACTGCTACGTTTATTTCGTTCTTTAACGGTTTGAACGATACGCCATTCTTAGAACTGCTAAATTCTGCATCAGTAACAGCGGAAACTAGATTTTCCTGTGCCTGTTTACGAATGATAAGAATCGACTTTCTAAGAGCGGAGGAAATTGCCTTCTTTGCTTCTTTATCGTTCAACCGTTTAAGTAGTTCGTTTACTCGCGTTGCATCCACTTCGACGCGATACAAGTTGCGCCCGGTGTAATTGTCGTTACTCATTGATTACCTCCGCTTCTATAACCGTTGCTTGTTGCTTCCGGTCGTGATTGATAGATAGAATCTTGTATTTCTGCCCGTCGTATTCGATCCTCATTTTAGCGTTGATCTCTTTACAGATGCGAATCATTATCGTATTAACGGTCGTATTATATATCTCGCCGTTCGCTTCTTTACGTGCACCCGACTTAAAGCGAATGTATGCGCGTTTATCGAATACTTTCACCCAACTTTCAGACGTGCCGCCCAGATTATCGCGCTTTGACTCGCTACGGTAAAAAGCGATCATTTCGTTTAATAATCCTGCTTGCATTACGTATATCGTTTTAAAGGTTGCAGTAATAGTTCTATGTGCCCCGGAATAACTTGCGGAGTGGCAAATGTTACCGATTCACGGTTTGCGTAGTAATTCGCTATAAGGATGCGGATCGCGTGCCAGATACGCCGATCTATTTTTGCGTCCTTAACGTAGGTATCTAGCGGATTATTTAGATACGATTCGATAAGAAGTTGAACGGGTTCGATAAGCCCGGTTATATACGCGTCGTCCGTGTCGAAGTCAACGTTTAAATGCTGTTTGAGTTCTTCGAGTGTTACGTATTGTGCCATATTGGATAAATTAGAAAGGGCTAGAGCCGAAGCCCCAGCCCTTTAGTGAATGATAGGTTATAGAATTAGGCAGAAGCTTTTTTCTTTGCGATGGCAAAGGCTTCCGGGCGAGCTACAACAATATCATAATCAGTATTCAACACAAAGTTTACGACATTACTTTTCGCTCCGGTATACGGGTCTATCACTAAATCCATATCGCCGAACTGACCGATAGCAGCGTTGGAGAATACACCGAATCCGATAGAATCGGCGTCCATGTAGTTAGTAACAAGAACCGGATAACCGTTCACCATACCATTTTGGCAGATCATTTCAGCAGCCCCCGCCGCTTTGGGAGTGGATTTCAAAGTACCATACACCTTTGGAGTGCAAACATAGGCGGCTGTACCGTCCGTAACATCTACGCCCGCATCCATGACAGTAGATTCAAGTGCAACAATATTCGCGAACGTCAATGCGGAAGTATATTCTACATCCGGTTTTGCCTTTACAAACACGCCGTTACTTGCACCAGACAACGCAGCCCCCGAAAACATCCATTTGTTCAAAGTACGGGCAACACCAAGCGAAATTTGTTTTAAAACTACGTCCTGCAAAGAGTAGTTCGTTTGGTTGATCGCACGCTTAGACACCGGGATAGAAATAGATACACGTTTGGGTGAAGCCTTGATTTTGTCGATATTCAATTCGGTATCGGTAACCGCAACGTTTTCACCCTGAATTGTTGCTTCAACAGCCGCCAATGTTGGGAAAACAAGGTCACCTACAAGCCCGCTTTGCATCTTGATACCTAGTTTATCAATAATCAAGCCTTTTTCTAACGGTTCAATGATTTCACCGATTGTAACAGGAACCATGCTAGCCGCATCGGTTGTATCTGTAACAGTCACCGCACGTTCTACAACTTTAATACCGCCTTCCGATACTACTCCGTTGTATTCTTCCAAAGAGCGATGATTAACGACGTCAAAAACAGCCTGTGAAAACAACACGCGACGGTCTGACACCAGTCCCGCGTTAATATCTTCAAGCGCACGGCGTTCGACTTTCATTTCCAAAAGTTCTTTCTTTGTTTTTAACTGCTCAAACTGCTCTTTCTCGCTTGCGTCGAGTGCTCTTTTTTCCGCTTCTGCTTTATCCAACAGAGCGCGCATCTGCTCTTTGTATTGAGCAATAGTTTCAAATTCTTTTCTCATGTTTTAAATTGATTTGCGTAAATTATTAATTTCATTTAGATAGTCTTTATTCTCGCCGGACAACTCCGCTATCGTATCGTCCATACTCCGCACCGTTACGTCTGTACCATAAAAAGCAGGATCAACAACGGGAGATATATCGGAAATCCGATCAATCATGTGTACAGTACGAAGCAACAACCCGTCTTTCATTGAATAGGAAACTTTTGTTTTATCCTTTTCATTTAAAGCATACGCAAAAGACGAACCGAAAATATCACCGCGTTTAATCATTTCTACGGCGAAATCTCCATCGGGAGTACTAGGAGCCTCAAATCTGTATTTTAATCCGTAGTCGTCAAGTTCAAGCGACAAAGTTCCCGCACCACGATTAGAACGAGCTAACAATCTCTGTTTATTATGATCTAACAGAGCTTTAACATCACAACTACGCAATAACTCTTCCGTTATAGCTCCCTTTTCGATCACCTCAACAAAAGCGCGTTGTTTTTCCCTGTCGTACAATACACGGCTTTCTTGTCCGAATACAACCGCATAACCTTCGATTATTCTTCCATCTCCAACTTTAGGAGCACCTAACTCTGTATAACTTCGTATTTCCATATTTTGCAAATATCATTTTACTATATGTTTGTTTCTTCGTTTTTGGGTAGCTCTACTTTTTGACTAGCCGCCTCGATTGGTTGAACGTTGCAGGAGATAAACACTTTGTCGCCTCCTTCAACGGGCGGTTTTCCTAAAGCCCTACGAGTATCATTCGGGGAATGAGCTCCCATTTCTTCCAAAGCTTTATAATAGCTTGCTTGTGTCGTTAAATCGGTTTGATATAAGCATGACAAATCAAATGAAATACTATATAAGTGAGCGACTGAATTAGGAATCAGCTTGTAATTAAATTCAGCCTCGATTTGTTTCAATATTGGTTGCAGTGTATCAGTTAAAAAAGAAACATTGCTCATTTCAGAAGCTTTGTAATTAGTAGATTGTCCGGCAAATACTTTATCTGGGTGAACTCCGTAAAATCTACATATATCAAGAATACTGAATTTCTTTGTTTCCAATAACTGCGCATCAACCGGATTTATAGAAAGTTGATGAAATCCAACATCGCCGGGAACTGAAATAATGTCTCTTCCTGTATTTAGTTGTTCCTCTATGCGATCTCCAACCGTAGAAAGTTGAATATCCGTCATACCTGCACCGGGCAACCCTTTATTTATCTCTTTTGCACCGGAAACAAGCCCCTTTATTTTACTTCCATTCTGAAAAGTTCGTAAATTCTGATTATCTGCACTAGCGGCTATGGAAAAGATACGGCTAGCATACATTATTGTACTTACTCCTGTATATCCCCCGTCCAAACTATTATTTTTAAGATGGATTATTTCGTAGGATTCAAAACGCCCATATATCCGGTTATATGGATCAGAAATAATATAAACATCATTCAACTTGTCATAGGTTACTGTATTATTTGCGCATAATACAAGTTCGCTAACACTGCCGAACTTTCGACGGATAACGATGTAGGCGTTTCCTTGATTTACGATTTGAACAACCATATTCCTAACCATTTCAAAACTATTCATTCGTCGGTTAGGCATACGGGTTAATATCGTATATAAATCGTTTTCCTCGTCTGGTGAGAAATATCCATCTTTTTTCCGTTTAATTATAAGCGGTAAAGACGCGATAGTCCCCGAAAGAATAGAAGTACATCTATATGCGGCTGAAAGTTTCATTGCTTGATTACTGTTATGCACATCTATTGGCTGACCGGGTAACGATGGTAATCGGGAGTTTATCGCCGCATCTTTATCCGTTGTGCTCATCTCTGCATTTAAGGCGCGTTTTTGCGTCTTTGAACGTCCCAATTCAAAATTAAAAGATAGTTTCATTATACCTCCATGTTATTAAATAAGTAGAATGTCATTAGGTTTGTTATAGTCGAATCAATCTTCGCGTTATGCGTTTTCTTGACTGGCTTCTTATTCATGTTCCGATCTTCGTCTAATACCGCATTACTAAAACAGTATATGGCGTAATTGGATTAGGGCTAAAGGTGAGCTTACTCCGATACAAAGCAAGTTCAAAGGATTCGATAGGGCTTGTAAACGTTCCGTATGTCTGTTTAACAGGCTTAATATATTCACTCGCACCGCCTACGGAATAAGTAAGAAGATTCACAAATTCAGCCGATTTATAAGGATCATAGCCAACTCCCATAATTTGTAGATACTTTGCACGCGCAAGTATATCGTTTACTATTTGCTGATAGTCGATAATATCACCGTCACAAAGAATTAAATAGCCCGCTTTCGCCCAACCTTCGTAAAGTTCCCGATTCGGATGATCTTTCAAAGCCCCTTCCGGGAAATAGTAGTCCGTATGCGAATGAAAAGAGCCGCTTTCTTTCGAATAGATATTATAAGTAACCGAAGAGAAGTCGTCTCGAACGGACAAATCAACCGCCACCATCGTAAGCGGATAAGTACCAATATTTTCTATTCTAATATCTTTGAATCGTTCTTCGATCTGCTTTGCCTCAATCCATTTTGTTGTTTGGTCGGTAGTAAATACGTTTAGTAACTTTGTTCGAAATTCCAGTGCATCCGGCGCGCTATATAGTGCTTTTTGATACGCGTCTATATAGAAATCTTCATAAACGGTTATACCCATGTGTGGTTGTACCTTGCGCCACGTTGCCGGATCGCCTTCCTCGTCGTCTACGTCTGGCTCAAAGATGTGCGCAAATATGGAATCATTTTCAATCTCACCTCGTAGGATCGATTTATACATTTTGAGCATTTCGACGAATGGAGCCGTTTCTTTATCGGATGCGGTCGTAATTACTACGGTTAAAGGGTTGAGCCGTGCGCCCATTGAGGACGTTAAAACGTTCTTCAATGCGGCGCTATCGGCTTGTGAATACTCGTCTACTATTACCATGCTTGCGTTAAGTCCGTCTAATTTATCCGGGTTAGAGGCAAGGCAACGGGCAAAAGAGGTTTTTCCCTTTATGCGGTTATATATGATTTCTCGATTAATTTTGAAGTGTCTAAACTTCGGATCGAGGGACTTTAAAATATTACGTATTTCATCAAAACAAACTTTCGCCTGATTATATGAGTTTGCAGCAACGTATGTTTGTGCGTTCGCATCACCGAACAACAAATCGTTAATCGAAAGACTCGCTACACTTGTTGTCTTACTGAATTTACGCGGGACGAATAAAAGAGCTTCACGAATCAAACGTTTGTTTGTGCCGGGCTTGTAAAACGCTAGAATGTTAGAGAACTGAAACACTTGTATCGGAGTCAGTTTGTATCTAGTTTTTCCCTTCGTGCCGGAAAACTTCAAACGCTCATAGAACGTGACGAACTTCTTTACTTCCTTGATCCGAAACTCGTATTTATCGAGGAAAACAAAGAAGCGGCGAACGGCTAGCAACTCGTAAAGGTTGTGCGCGTTCGGATTGTTAATACAACCTTTGATATACACATTTAGTCTTTCGTCTGCCTTGTCTAGCTTATACGAATCAACGTCGATGTTATGCAGATCGGAGACAACCGACTGCTTTAACGCTATCAGTTTATCTCTATTCTCCTTGTTCATCGCGATCTATTTTGTTTACTTCGTTAATCAAGTCGTTTACTTCGTCGTCATCAGATGCAGAAAGCGTTTGAAAGGTCAAACCAAGTTCGCGTAATTGTTTGCGCGTTGCTTCGAGTGCATCGAATAAAACTTTGAAAGCAGGATGCGCCGTAAGTTTATCATTATTTTCGCGGGACACTTCTTTCACGTATGACTTCATACGCTTCTTTGAAATATCGTTTAGTGCAATTTGAAACGCCATATATGAACCTGCGCAAAGAGTTATACAGAGGTCTAAATCTTCCGTATATGTTCCCTGCGACTCCATCGCGGCGCGAATCTTTTCTTTTATGTCGTCCAAATCACACATTTTTATAGGCTTTTTGCATATAGGAAAAGATCGCAAGTATTTGGTAGCTCGGAAGATGCGCGCAAAAAGTTTACCCCCAACGCGCACCCCCTCGTTTCAAAAATTACTCGCGCGTGTAAATATGAGGTGAGGTGGGTTTAGCGTATCGCGTTAAAAAATAAAAAAACCGCCCCCCCTTCGTCGAGGTTGAGCGGTTGTAAGGAAATCAGAAAAATATTATTTCTCGCCTTGCAAAAACCGATCCGCAAAACGTTCCGTCATTCGTTTATTATTCGCCTGTACCGCCTCTTTCGAATGACTAAAAGCACGTCGATGCGTATCAGAGTGGCACGAATGGCAAAGACTTTGCAGATTGTTATAATCAAACATTAGTTGTCTCATTCCGAGTTCGTGTGATACGGACTCAACCGGGACAGTGTGATGTACTTCCGTTGCAAGCGTACTGCGATTGTTCGCCTCGCACATCTCACAAACCGGATTGCTTTGTAGCTTCTTAGCTCGAAGTAACTTCCATTTGTTGGAGTTAATCATCTTAATGTAATGCGGGTTTCTACTCATTGTTCGTCATAATTAAAAAGAATCTTATCACATTGATAACAATCGTGCAACTCCTTTCGTGTCGCCTCGATGTCGTCCGTTTCTATCTCAACTAAATGCGTCTCGGACACATCGCCCGATTTGCATTGAATACGCCTGATTATATACATAACGTTTCGATCCGGTCTAATCCGTTAATAAGTAATCTAATCCGTGCACAATTCCCGTCGCATCGAGTCGATTGCGTTTCCTGTTTGTGTATCCGGCTTGCACAACCTTTGCAGTTCTTAGACGGACACATTTGTTTATACACTTCGATAGCTTGCCGCCTCGTTTCGTCTCTCTGTATCCGAGCCGCTTCAATAGCGACTTTTCGGATTAAGCCACGCGAGCGGATGCGCTCGTTTGTGGCTTGTTCGATGTACTGTTTTACTTTACTCATTTTACCGTGTTATTTTTAGGTTTGTAATTCCATCCGTTTAACTCGTAGACTTTCCGTTTCGCCTCTTCTTGCGTTGCCGCATCATCTACCTTTGTGTCTCCGTCTGGATCGCGACGATAGATATTGAAGTGTCGAAAACGAGGGGAATAATAATACTTTGATTGATTTTGCGTTTGATTCATTCTTTATAGAATATACAAAGCCCGAAAAGCTCTATTTATTGTTATTTCTTTTATTTCTTAGATAAATTAATTACATTTGAATCGTCGTATAACCTATTTTTATTTTATACTTATGGAACAGTATTTATTTGGTTTTATTCTTTATCAATGTGATCCTAGAACTTTCACAACGATTATGACTGACTCTGTTTACTTTTTACTGACCGAAGATGAAGCTTTTAGAAAATACAAAGAATTAACATCGAAATTGGAAAAAGGTCAGTTTATAGTAATTAAACGAGTCTAAGTATATACAATTCTTAAAATTTTAGCTATACACGAAATGCTCAATCGTCGTATAGTTAATCTAATATTGCCATAATTCTATCGTTTATTAGTTCTACACAAACATTCTAGGCTGCATCCGCGACAAAATGATTTTATTCGCATCTGCATAGAACTTCTTCTTTATCTCAAATCCGTATGCTTTTCGCCCGCATTGAGCGGCTGCAAGTAATGTTGTACCACTTCCGGCGCATGGGTCTATTACAACATCACCCGCATCGGTGAAAAGTTCGATCAACCGCTCAAGCAACGGAACTGATTTTTGTGTCGGATGAATCCGCGGTGTATCTATGTCTCTAGGATAATCGAAACAATTAAATACCATCCGACCGCCATTATTGAATTTTGGCAGTTTATCCCGATACAAGAGTACACCATATTCACAATTACCAACGACCTTCATATTAGCCTTTAAAACTTGTGCCGAAAAGTTCTTTTTAAATACCAGATTGATATATTTGTTCAGCCCGTATTCCTTCGCTTTCTGTATAAGTTCGAATTGTTGCTGAAATTCACAAAAGACAATCATACAGGGGGATTTTCCTTTTTCTTTTGGCTCTTTAACGAGCATCTTGCTACAAAAATGAAGAAATTCAGTAATTCGAAAATCCTTATCGGTATCGAAAAATTCTTTTCCAGCTAATTCGCTTTCTCCATTAGAATTGTCTCCGTCGATATACCAAGATGGATTAGAACCGTATGCGTTCTTCCCAATGTTGTAGGGAATATCCGCAATGATTAGTTGTGCTTTCGGAATACCGTATGTTTTATAGTTCTGGAAATGATCGTTAAATAGTTCTACGTCTTTCATTGAAGCAATAATATTAGTCGTTAATAAATTCGTCCTCGTTCTCTACTACTTCACTCTTGACAGGCTTCTTCACCGGAACGCGAATTGCCTTTTCTGTAAACTTGTTCGATAGATATTGTTTCGCCTGTTCCCAATCTGTAAAGTGTAAATTTGGATCAGTATAGAGCGAGATAATCGTAGAGTTTAATTTATCGAGTGCTCCGAAAGCACTTGAATTTATTGTGCCGTCTAGAGGTGAAAACTTGGCAACTAAGCCGTTATAATTCTCTGAAACAAATCGGTCGATATACTTCCGATTCCGTTCGTTTGCTTCGGCGTGTTCTACAGGAACGTCGTGCAAATAATTTGTGTTTGATAGTTTTTTAACCATATTAAAATCCTTCTAATCGTTTCTGTCCGTTCATTTCGTCTACCTTGTGTTGTGGTAGTTTTCGTTTTGGTTTTACATACTCGAAATGTCGTTCCGCCTGTGATAGATCGTAGAACATTTCTTTGATTTCGTCCGGTAGCACTTCTTCATCATCATCGCCGGGCATCGGATCGGCAACCCGGAGAAAGCAGCCTAAAATGTACTGCATAATCTCGTATGTGCTTTTGAAATGATAGTCAGCGCGAATCTTATCGAGCCTTTGCCATTGTTCCAGATCAACGCGAACCGGAATCTTTTTAAAGTACACAAGTTTCTTTTTTCTGCTTCGCATGGTTTCGTTGTATTAATTATCTTCTACTAGCTCCGTTCAAGTCCAATACGTTAAACATTTCATTTATTCGATCCGCGATATACGCGCCGTAAATACGCTGTATTTCCTTAATCGTTAAGTTCGTTGTAACATGAGTTATTGCCTCATGTCTCAACTCGTACCTACATTGGAAAATATACTGCATCACGTTTAGTTCAGTACCGAAATACTTTGCCGGGATTGGCTCGCGTCCTAGTTCATCAAAACAGATCATTCGCGGCGTACCGTTGTTGTAAGTATACAATTCTAGTGCATCCTTTCCGCGCATCGAAAAGCCGTTTGCAATACAGGAAGCCGAATCAATCCTAAAACCACCGATCGGATAGCCGCCCCTTGCTTTGCCGCGTGTGAAATAACTATATCGGTTTAGAATCTGCATGATAGTACTTTTTCCTGTACCGATGTCACCTCGTAACAATAACCCTTTATTTGAATCTAGCTTCTCGGATCGTCCTTCAGTATACAAAAACAGTTGGTTCATTATGTTTCTATTCGAATCGTCTATCTTGAAGTTAGGACAAACATATTTGCAACACGCTTTAAACCACTCCGGGCGCTTCTCTACTTCTATCGGCTCGTCATAGTACCGTAGTCTGTATGATAGTATCGCCGCTATCGGTAGAGTCTGTTTGCTTCTTGTTTCCATATTCGCATTTATCGTTTTTTAGTTCAAAAAATCCCGCCCAATTATTCGCAATCGATTCATCTACGATTTGAGATGCGACCGCCGGATTACCTTTGCTCAATTTCACTAATTTGTTGTAACACGCTTTGAGTGACTTTTCCGATTTGTAATTTTCCCGCCTGTCTTTCTTGTATTCAAGCCAGAGCGAAAACGCTTCTAAAAACTCGTCAGATATAAAATCAAAATCTCCATGAGAGACTTTAGAGAGTATATTTCTGTTTGGTTTCTGTTTTAGTTTATTATAGTCTGTACTATCCCCTGTATCATTGACTCCCTTATCTACTGTATCATTGGCTGTCTGATTGGCTCCCTTATTGGCTGTCTGATTGGCTGTAAAATTTACAGTAGTAGTTACAGTAGTTTTAAATTCCTTCACGAAAGAATAAGAGCTTATAATACGTTTGTTCTTACCAGATTTATAATAAATCAATCCTGCATTTATTAAAGACTCACGGGCTTTTATTAGTGTTTTCTCATTCACGTTAAGCGCAAAACAAAGTTCAATGTTCGAGCAATCGAAAACGTCCCTCCAATCTTCGCCGTTACAAATAGCCACTAATTCGTAAAAAAGGGCTTGTTCGGTGGCGGTAAATCTGAAACGTCGTCGCGCTTTTCGCATCTTTTCGGTTAGCGTATATCCGTCTATATTCATCACACTTATAAAGTCTATCGAGCGACATAATAACTACAAATCCTTATCCCGATCGCCCGCCCTACTTTCAGGACGGAACAATAGCAAATAAAATTATTCTCTCTTCCTCCGTTGCGACACGTTCGACAATCGTGTTTTACTTGCTTTTGTGCTGTTTTCTTCACCATTCTTATACCTCCTTTATTTTAATTCCATGAACGTAAAGCATGAGCTTACGTTTGATTATATACTCCTTTGTCCGAACACCTTTAGTATCTTCGACGATATACTCACCATCCCGATAATAAACGAAATCCGCGATGTAGTAAACTCCTCGTTCGATCAGCTTCTTTTTACGTAGCATCTTCCGCACTCCCTGCACTTCATAGAAACGATATTGAGGCGAAATAAGCTCGTATTTTACTTGCTCTTGTAATCCGGTTATAATCCCCTTCTTTTCGAGTAGTTTCAACTCCTTAGCGCGTCGATATTCCTTTTTAGAGTCGTATCCGTCTATTTTTACATTGTTATACTTTGCCATGTCATTTTAATTGGTTTGTGAATAGTGGATAAGCCCGGATTCGAACCGGGAATGATACTTCAAGAGCCGCACCGCATTAACGGAATGTCTAGCGATCAACCTTACATAACTAGGCGTTTCCAATTCCGCCACTTATCCGATTTGCCGGGGCTTTCACCCGGCGCGTTGTTACTAATTTGATAAAACCTTCGCTCTTTTTATATATCCATGTTTTTGAAACTCATTAATATAAATCAATTCTTTCGTCCAATTCCCAGTATTGTCTTTTTGGGGTTGTAGCCTAAAATGTCCTCTAACGGAGAAGCATTCATTTCGAACAATAGTAGTAAACCATGTGCAATCCATAAGATTAATATCGATGTCTGACTTATTCTTGTATTTTCTTGCTCCAACCTTTAATTTTGATTTGTGACTAATTGTTTTTGTGTCAACTTTAGCGTATTTTTTAAAAAGAATATAGCAAAGGATAAAAGATACTCTAAGGTTGGCGTTACTCATAAGATCAGCCCCCCAACCCCGTGCATAGATGTTCTAAATGTTACATTCTCTGTATTTATTATTGCGCACACCCCATTTATAAACCATATTGAAGCCATTCCTTCATTTTTAATGATATAAGACACGCCTATATTTCCGAAAATAATAGTACCAGAAGATTCTAACCCTTTTGTAAAATCGCTACCGTTCAATATAGGTTCAAATGATTTTGAAGATTTAATCATAGCGTCATAGAAACTATTTGATAACAAATCTACATTTTTATTTTTCAAAGAATGAACCTCATTTATACGATTTTGCGTAGAGGCTGCTTCTGCATAAAAGGAGCAAGCATCAATTTCGGGAACATGAATCCTTCCATTGAGCACAAAATTTAAAATCGGATATTTTGAATTATCTATCAACATAGCACTTGTTAATTTACTTCATACGGATAAACGTCTACAATCGCCGTTTCTTTAAGCAAAATCGAAGAATAATCCGCCATCGTTCCTTTCATTCCTTCGTCGAGTTTCTTCATTGCGTCGTGAATGTCCGCCGCCTGTATGAGTACGTTTGTATAAGTCCGTTTCTCCTTGCCGCTTTTCTCGTCAAGCGTAGTGAAAGCAAGTCGCCCGGCAAACCATTTATCGGCGGAATCCTCTTCGCTAGTAAATATCTCGCTATAATGTGCGCGAGAAATGTCGGACACTGTAAACTCACCGGAGATAAACGGTGTGACCTCTTCGATTATTCGTGCTTCTGCTTCGGTAAAACTTAGTGCATCGACTAAATACGGTTCAGTCACTTTTTTTTGCATTCCGTTTTCCATCACCTTCTCGTAACGAATTTTACATAAAAACCAAGTGTGCATCATAATTTTGTGTTTATTAAAGTGTTTATAAAAATGTGATTAATCGTGTTGTGTTAGTGTTGTGACGGTACTTTCTTCGTCAATTTCTTTAATTCCTTCCGTATCTTATAAATCTGATTCTTAACCGGAACACTGTTTTTTGCTTCCGGCTTTAACGCCTCGATCTGCATCTTTAATTTTAAGACCTCTTTTGCCTTATCGACACAATCGAGCAAGTCCAGACCGGAACGGATAGATTCGTCTATCATCTCGCTAGCCAACCGGATTCGATCATAGAGTTTCTTTATATTATCCGCGTGGTTGGCGCGATTCATTTCGAGTATTCGACCTTCATTTGTATAACCGTCATAAATGACATAATACAATTTGTCCACGTCCGGGCGACCTAAAAAGTGTCCGAGGAATTGCCAATAATATTCGTCTTTTTCGTCGATGGTATTTCCGAACTGCAGCGATTCGATCTTTCCTTGCGACATCGGGCACTTGATCTCACCCAGAGCGATAACTTTCCCGTCAAATCCGTACACATAGAAATCCGGTGAATCTCCGAATCCTTCAAACGGTTCATTGAAAACAATGTCTTTAAAATCAGTTGTACACGACTTGATCTCGTTCATTAACTGGCTCCGTACCCATTCGACCGCTAGCGGTTCGTTTTCATGCCCCCAATCAAACGCTTTGTTACTTCCGTTTTCTCGCATCGTCCCGGTTCTCCGCTCGTATCGTACTAAATACATTGCGTCTAACGCACCTTTACCAAAGGGACAACCTTTGCCCGCTTTCATCAGATCGGGAAGCGTAGAGGCGGTTATTTTGCCCCGTCTCTTTTCCTTCCATTCGATTTCTTTTTGTTCACTTGATTTCATGTGCTACTAATTCTTTGATTTGTTCTTTAGTTAGTTTATATTTCGTCTGTACCTGTGCGACCGTAAAACCACCTGCCAGACCATCGAGGATATTTTTCCAGATTGCCGATCCTGTCTCAACAGTAGGCAATGAGTTTTCTACTTTCGGAAGAAAAGGACGAATACGAAGCGAATCAACCTTTTCGCCGAAAGCGTCAACTAATACCGCTCCGATTTGGATTTGCTTGTTTATCCATGACTCAAAATTCGGATTTTTGAAAATTTTCGTCAATGTTTTGCAGTTCGTCCGGTTGAGGATCATCGGTTTCACATTCTCGAAGAAATAAGCGACGAAACATTCTTCTTTCTTTCCAGACGCGCCGACTACTTGTTCTTTTTTCGTTTCGCGGATGGTGAGAATTATATCTTTTCCATCCGGTAGGCTGTAAGCGCCTAGATAGTCGTAATTAAATTGAGTTTTCCAATGTGTCATTATCGTGTTGTTTAAAAGTTATCGTTTCCACCCTGATAAAGCGACTCATAACAGCGAGCGCAAACCGTTATTATCTTTGTGCCATGTCTGCCACGTTCGTACGTTTCGACCTCTAATTCTATCTCTTCGCCCGGTTCGATCTCTTCGCCGCAATCTTCGCAAACTAGAGTATCAGCAGGGCACGCGCCAAGAACCGTACAAATTCGGCAATTACCGATACATTGAGGATTCGCCGCCATGGCGTTTCACGTTTAGATAGTTACAGACTAGCACGTAGATAACCGTTATAAATACGATCAATAGTGCGATAATTAATTTGCCCGGCTCCGGCTCGCCTTCTGCAAGGCTGCACGCTGAAAGCATTAAGATAATAGCGGCGGGACTTTGTTTTAGTGTTAACATGGTGTTTGTTTTATACTACCTTATTACTTTGTATGAATCTATCTATACTCGATAAATCGTACCAGATCATTTTTCCAAATTGAGAAAAAGAAATGAGAGCTTTTTCCCGTAACGTTCTCAAAAAATCATCCGAGCATCCTATATAGGATTTTGCTTCGTCTTTACTAAGCCACTTCTTCACTATTGGCTCAACTTTTCCGGTTACTCTAGTTCGTCCCATTGTTCATTATTCAATCGTGTAACAATTAGATTATCTTTATCGGTTTCCGTCGTAAACAGTAGACCTTCGTCATATTTTAGATTTGTACAGGTCGGTCTAACTGAATTTCTTTTAGAACGAGGGAAGGTCATTGTTTCCCCGGGCTGCATCCCCCTTAAAAGGGCAGTTAATTCGTTTCTTTTTCGTCTCATTGTCGTGTATCGTGTTATGTAGCCCCGAAGGGCTACGGATTAATATTAAATAGCTGCTTTCAATCGCTCTATATCTCTTATTAATTTTTCTTGCCTTGCTACTTCATTATCTGCCATTCCGTCAAGCCCGAGACTTGCATACCATTCTGCATTATTAACAGCCTCTTCTAATGCTATTTCTTTTTTCGAAATTAACGCATTAATGGCGTTCTTATCACGGCTTTCGATTAATATCTCTAAGGCTGTCTTTCTGGTTAAAGTGCTAGTTGCTTTCATAATCGTATTTATTATGTAACCCCGAAGGGCACGGATTAATATTAAATCTTCTGATAACCGAATGAGTTCATAAATTTCTCTGCGCCCTTGAACGTTTTGAAAGTCTTACTACTAGCGAGTGTACACGCTAAGAATCTTTGTCCGGCTGTTGTATTAATCAAGCTAACACAACATACCGTTTCGCTTCCTGCTTTTTTAAATTCTACGTCTCCGATCATTCCTATTTCCATTATTATCTATATTGTGCAGGGCTCTCGCCCCGCCAGTTATTTTTTTTGTTATCTTATTTAATGCCGCAAAGTTTTGAAATTCTCAATAACTCTTCATCGCTCATAAATGCGAGGTCGAAAAATATACCTTCATCGAAAGGTTTGTTTTCAGCTAAAGCGGCTTGTTTCATGCTAACCATTATTTGAGTTATCGTATTGCCTTTTTCTTTATCGCTCATTCCTGCTTTCATAATTCTATACTTTTATTTGTTAGTTCTTGATTGATTGATTAACTTTGATGCGACAAAGATAGGTGACTATACTCTACTATACAAATATTTAGTAGAATATATTCTATTAATTAACCTTTATTAGTAGACGAAAGTATGACTATAAAAGAAAAAATTCAGAAATACATTGATTATAAAGGAATTAGTGTATATAGATTAGAAGCAGAAGCTGGATTATCTAAGGGATATTGGGGGAAGACCAAAAGTATATCCGCCGATATTGCAATGAAAATTAGTAGAGTATACGGTGACATGTCAACCGAATGGCTTCTGCGAGATAAAGGAGAAATGATTAAAAATGCAGAGCGAGAACAAAAAACAATCGAGATTTCCGAATCTGCAATAAGCGAAACAAAACGAAAAGGAGCATTAATATACGACATAGACGCAACATGCGGGCTAAGTGGTAGAGATATAGAATTTACAGACGAAAAAGTGATAGGAAGTATAGACGCACCGGAAATCAATCCGGATTCAAAGATTATATTCGCTACGGGCGATAGTATGCTACCTCTAATAGCTTCGGGCGACAGGGTAGTAATTAGAAAGATTGAGAGTTGGGATTATTTCAACTACGGACAGGTGTATTTAATCATAACGAATGAATACAGGCTTATAAAAAGAGTTCGTAGGCATCCTAAAGATGCGGATAATTTAATCCTGCTTCGTAGCGAGAATCCAGACTATGATGATATAGATTTACCGAAACGGGAAATTATTCATCTTTTTATTGTGGAGAACATTTTATCAATCAAAAACATATTATAAATCACTAAAAACAAAACAACATGAAGAAGCTATTATTTTTAGCACTACTATTATGCAGCGTTTCTGTATGGGGGCAAATCCAAACAAATGTAACAAAACAATGTTATCTATTATATGACTTTGACGGTAAATCTTTCAATAAGAATAAGAAGATAAAAGAAGGTACTACTATAACATTAACCAAAGAATCTGATCGTCTTATTGGATTCTACGAAGTTTTGTATAAAGGGAAGCAATATGTAATAAAAGAGAATTGCATAAATCAAAAGGATCTAAGTTTATTGCCCAAAGATAGCCTAGCGATTCAAAAGTATTGCAAAGCAATCACTAAAGCAGGAAAAAGGTGTTCTCGCTTGCATGAGCCCGGCAATGTGTATTGTTGGCAACATAAAAAAGATTCAATCAATACGCAAAATATTCATTCTCGACAACAAGATAGAGTCATCCACACGGGACCACGAGGGGGCAGATATTATATTAATAGCAAAGGGAATAAAGTATATATCAAAAAATAAAATTTATCATATCACCTCTAAAACAAACTCTGCATGAAGAAGTTACTATTTTTATCATTGTCTGCTCTATGTCTAAGCGGCTGTTCTTCTAAAACCGAGACGCCTTTAGAAATATACCTGAACGAGCACAATCAAAATTTAAAATCATTAGAAATAATCGAAGTTTCAGAAATAGACAGTGCATATTCTCCTTATAAAGAATTAATGTCTTTATCTTATATGTATTCAAAACTCGGTGCTGATATAGCAAAACTAAACGCAAAAGCATTTAAGGCAAAAAGCAATAAAGAGGCTATTGCAATATTAGATAGTGCTTTGAATATATATAATCAAGAAGATGCAAAGCTCGATCCTATAACAAACAAATGTTTTAAATCTATTGATTTCCCTGAACTGATAGATGAAAAAAATAGAATATATATAAAAGCAAAATATAAAATAGACGGGAAAACCCAAGAACACAACTTCTATTTTAATGAGGATGGGAAAACGATTGGGCATACGGAAGAAGATATACGCCAAAGTGCTAACGATGTTCTCTCTGGGTTAAATAGCGCACACGATGCAAAAAGAGAAATTGAAAAAGATAAAAGAGCAATAAAGAGAGGAGAATATAGATTCAATGCTCAATAACCGCCCAATAAACAAGTGTCATCGACCACTAAATCGAACTAAACATGAAAAACCGAATCAAATCATATTGGAGCAACTGTTTGTCAATCGCTGCGATTATATGTAGCGTTGTTGCTATTTGCGTTTCGTTACCATCCGCGCCGGAGTTAGGTATAGACTATATCGGGGTGATAGTAGGGATTTTATCGCTTTTGGTGACTATGTTAATCGGATGGCAGATTTGGAATGTGATTGCAATAGATAAGAAGATAGATGGTAAAGTAAAACAAACTAGCGATTCTTTAACGGAGAGTATCAATGTTACCAAAAAAGAAATGATAGAATACATTGAAAAAGCAAATGAAAAAAGCCAAACAGAAATAATGACGTCATTATTATTCATACAAGGAGATAATTTTTTATTTAAGAGTCAATTTGAAAACGCTTTACTTCGTTATTTAGACGTCATATCTGATATAATAGAAAAGCCATATATTGAGAACTATTCAGATGCAATAAACGCATGTATATTAAAGGCTAGAGAAGCTATGCGATCAGTTAATAACAATGAATTGAAAAGAGTATTGAAAGAGGAAAAGAAAGAATCCTATTTGAAAGCATTGTTAAAAATAGAAGGATATAAAGCAATAGATATAATAATATTTCTCCGTGGATTATAACATAATAACAATATGAATAACACAGAAATAATCGCAGAAGAAATTATAAAAATCGCCTACGACAAAGGGGGGCTTATAAATGCTGATGATTTGACAGAGGATCAAAGAAAAGCTACTACCGACAACGCGGTTGATTACGTCATGCGATTTTATGGAACTTTCTCCGGCGACGGGAAAAACCGATATTATGGTTTAAACGAAAAAGGATTTGAATTAGGAAGACGCGGATTCTTTAGCGGAGAAGAAAAGGAGAGGAAAAGACAACGAACAGGCGTAAATATAGCTATAATAACAAGCATTGCATCTGCCATTATAGCTATAATTGCAATAGTCGCAGATTATTTGAAGTAGTTCAAATAGACGGGTACATAATTTTGTTTTCCTGTTTTGATATACTCTAAAAGGATTTCAGTAAGTTCAAATAAGTATATACTATCTGTATTTTGAAAGCCCATGGTTCGAGGCTGTTCTTTGTGAGTAATGATTTGAATAGCTTGCTTTAAGCAAAATGCTCTTAGTTCTTCATCTGTCATAATAGTATGTTTACTATTAGCCGGATAAACTAGAAACAGATAGCTTAAATTCAAACAAATAATATTTGCTATTTCTGATTGATTGATTAACTTTGTATTGAAAACGTTCTTTGATAAAAATGAAATATAAGAGGTGATATTTATAAGGAAGGACATGAGTGCCGTTTTTTAATGCAAATTCGGTGCAAATAGATTTTATAAATATTATAAGATATTAGTTATAAGCGTTTTAGATGGCGTACAAAAACGCCTCTCACGCATGTAATACGAGTTCGATTCTCGTACCCACTACTATCTGATTATCAGCCTCTTACAAACAAGTAAGAGGCTTTTTTATTGCCTTATATCTATATCAAAGTATCGTTTTTAGGCGTTATAAACGGGTATTATTAAAGAAAATGATGCAAATTTTGCGCAAATTTTCATCTTGCTTTATTATCGTGCTATCCCGTTAACACACTATTTGCGTATATATACTAAAAATGATAATAATATGAATAAGAAAGTAATAGATTACATTAATTCATTGAAAATAATTCTCCAAAAACTTGTACAATAAGCAAACACATATTAATTTTATAAAGTCAAATAAGAGTTCTTAATTTTAATGTTTAACCAATGAAAGATGAAGAAAGAAAGAAAGGAATTAGAACAAGAATATGAGAATTTAAAACTTCTCGCTTCATTTCACGAAGCCTATGGGATTTCCCGAAAATAAAAAAGAAAGAGAAGCATTAATAAATGACATACTCGACCGAATGAATGAATGAAATTCGGTAAAAATTAAAAGAGTAATTAATCTCCCTCCCTTCGGCGAGGGATTAACTTTAAAAATATGATAGATATAAACGCCTGCTTACCTACACCCGAAATGAAAGCGGATTTTGAACGATTCAAAACCTTTTCTACCAAAGAAGAAAGAGATGCTTTCAAAAAAGAAATGCAAGCCAAATATAACGCGCTGCCAGAAGCCCAGAAAGAAGCCTATAAAAAAGCGTCTGAATCTGGACTAAAAGCAACCGTAGATGCTTGTAATGATTTTATAGAAAGAACAGAAGAAGCTATATTACGGGATAGACTCGGAGAATTGCCGGAAGCTATTTCGTTTAGCTATATCGCAAAGAAATATTTCGGTAAGTCAAGAAATTGACTATATCAAAGAATTAACGGCAATATCGTAAACGGAAAAAAGGCTCGCTTTACAGATAATGAACTTCAAACGTTTTTAAACGTTTTGAAGGACGTAAGCGAAATGATTCATCAAACATCGCTTAAACTCGGTTAAGATTCTTATTGACACCAGTCCCGCAAATTGAGTCATTGCGGAACTTTTTTTAGGAATGAAACAACAAAAGGTCTGGATTACTTAGCTTTTTCTAAAAGCTACTATCACGATAATACATTTAATATTAAAATTCTAGCGCAATCCCACCTAAAATAGAATATTTTGTAAAAGCCAAATTTATATTTACTTTTTTTATATTTATGACCGCTATCCCGCCAAAATCTAGCCCCGAAACACTTTTTTTCTCTGAAAACTTATTATGTACTATGCCGGAATCAGATATAGTATAATCACTTCCATCTGTAGTGCCATATGCTATTTTCGCATACCCTATAACTGGAATAAATCTTAAATTCTTCACAATAGGAATTTGATAGCCTATATGAACTACAGTAGTCATCTTATCAGACCACTTATCTACTCCCATATCATTTTCATGAGAAGAAGGCCATCCCATAACATCAGCATAAAAACCTTTTATAGCCAAACTTACTCCTACCGCACCATTTGATATACCTCTTCCATATCCCACATATCCTCCTATTATACCAATGCTCCATTCCTTGTTAACTTCTTTAAAAGGGAAAAAAACTTTTGCTAATAAATCATTCACTGAAAGAATTACGACTAGCAACAATAGAACTTTCTTCATAACTATGTATTTTGATTTGTGAATACTTCTACAAAGAAAGACACTTCTTTACACCAAATCAAACGTTTTACTGTTTTTTTTCAAGTTGAATAACGATCATCCGCAAATTACCAGCAATCAATTCGAGAATTCCTTATACTTGAATGAGTATAACATTCTCATTACTATTATCTATTATCTTATCTACAAATTCTTTTGCTAGTTTTGATATTTCAATTACCTTTAGCACAAAATATAAAAAAACAAGTAAACATGAAAAAGCAAACAAACTCTATTACCGCTTAATTCTTTTGGGGCAAATAGTAGCCAAAATCTAAAAAAGACTCTCCCATATCACATCTATTTAATAGTTTATTGATAGCCTTAAAAAGAAGTTCAGACAATAGTTAGAAATTAAACAATCACTAAAAACTAAATATCATGGAAACATTTATTATTTTAATCATTCTCATATTCGGAATCCTACAACTAATCCTATTTTTCAAAATCTGGGGCATGACAAACGACATTAGAGAAATCAAAGAAAGATACTTTTCTTCAACCACCTCCCCCAAAAAGAAAATGCCCACTCAACCAACAGAATTTAATATTGGCGAGCTTGTTGTAGAAATAAAAACAAATAAGCAAATGCGAATCAAAGAGATTACAGAGGATGGGAAATATAGTTGCTATACAGGTGGAGGTGCTTCACATGAAGGAGATTTTACCGCATCGGAAATAAAACGTTTTAATTCGTAATTCCATATTCAAATAATTTATTTGGATGGTGTATGAAAAGACCTTCCATGCACGTACGTATAATCTCGTACCCACTACCAAAGAAAAAGAGGAAATGTAGTTAAACTACATTTCCTCTTTTTCTTTATAGATCTCGAAGTAAGATTCCTTATCAATCCTCAACCGTACTCTATCCTCTCTTTTCTGCCCTGCCAGATTCACAAACAGATTGAAATACAGTTGGCTGAAAGAAAGGTTGGAACGATCATAAGTAATATCAAACGTCCAGGTTCTACGAAAAGAATCGAACGTAGCATACGATTGCTCACCCCCTTTACACATAAACACTTCCGGGAAAGACGTAGGAGGATAAGGCTGGAATAAACCCGCTAATTGAGCATAAATATAGTCAATCATCCATTCGTCTCCTGTTAAAGTCAATTCTCCCTTTAAACGGAGTTTGATGGCATAACTGGCAGTCACGTCGGACGAAGTATAAACAGGAACCTGGCTTTCTGCCGGATAGTTGCCGTCTTTATATCCAAGACTCATTGTTAGTTTGGATAGACCGACGCCATTAAAGCCACTCACCTCCTGATCTGCCAACCGGTTTTTCAGACTGACCATGAATGTCAGTTTACCGAGCGTCGGATCACCCGGATATTGTGCAAGCGTGTCCAGTACATAATCTTCGGTATTGTAACTACGGGCTATTAAATCACCCTTCCCAGCCTCCAAAGCCGGACCACCTCTTTCCACATCCACGTTGCCAACCGGATAATAAATAGCATCATTATCCCTTACGCAACCACTCAAACAGAACAGCAACACTGCCAAGCCTATTATCTTATTCATTATCATCTTACCTCTTGGTTTTGCGGACAAAGATACATCTTTTTTATACCACACTTGATTTATGTCAACCGTTTTTAGTATTTTTGCACACATCAAGACAGAAAAGACATGGATACATTATTAAGAGAGACTGTAAATGCTGTTGTAAATTCCCGCTTTCCGGAAATGAGTATAGAAGGAAGACGACAGATAGAAAGCATACTGATTCGTGAAGAATTTCCCAAAGGAGCAATAGCGCTGAATGAAGGAGAAGTAGCTCATGAAATCGTATTTGTCGGCAAAGGGATGCTTAGGCAGTACTATTACAAGAATGGGAAAGACGTGACCGAACATTTCTCATACGAAGGATGTATCGTGATGTGCATTGAGAGTTTTCTGAAACAAGTACCCACCCGGCTAATCGTGGAAACCCTCGAACCTTCCATTATCTACCTGTTCCCTCGCGACATGATACAAAAATTGGCAAAAGAGAACTGGGAAATCAATATGTTCTACCAAAAGATACTGGAATACTCCTTGATTGTATCACAGATTAAAGCAGACTCCTGGCGCTTTGAATCCGCCCGCGAACGCTATAACCTCCTGCTCGAAACACATCCGGAAATTATCAAACGTGCACCTCTGGCACACATCGCCTCTTATCTTTTGATGACACCGGAAACACTAAGCCGTGTGCGCTCCGGTGTTCTATGATTTTAGCGGCTTTTCCGGTATTCTTTAGGAGACATACCGGTGTAATGCTTGAAATATTTCCCGAAGAAAGACTGGTTGGCAAAATTCAGCCGATCGGCAATTTCCTGAATATTCATGCTTGAAGAATTCAGAAGTGCTTTTGCTTCCAGAATCACCAGTTCGTCTATCCACTCTCCCACCGTTTTTCCGCTGACCTCTTTTACTACTCCCGAAAGATGTTTAGGCGTCAGACACAACTGGTCAGCATAGAATTTCACGCTCCGTTCAGACTGGTAAGACTCCACTAAAGACTCATAAAAACGTTCGAAAATATATTCTTTCCGGCTTTTATTTTTCATGGTAGTAGCATTGGCTGGCGCATGATTGGTAAAGATATTACAAAGTTCAAAAAAGAACCCTTGCATCAAGCCCATTACCACTTCTTTACGATATAAAGCCTCCTTATTCTTCAACCGTTTTCTGATAAATGCATGATATTCCTTCACAGTCTCCTGCTCCTGCGGTGTAAGATTGAAACACGGGTAATCTTTCAGATAAAAGAATAAGGAAAGCACATTACTGATCTTAGGCAATGTCTCTAACAAGTTCTTCGACACAGCAAAGAATATTGCTTTAAAGTCGGAACTGAAACACCGCTGTTCGACAATCTGATTAGGCAGCGCGATCACCATTAATCCGGGGAACAGTTGAAACTCACGTAAACTAATATTAAAAGTACCAGTACCTTCCAGGCAAAGACCTACCGTCAACACCTCCAGTTTAGTCGGTCCATTATACAACGATATAACGCTCTCCGTATCGAAGAGCGCTATATCGTTATCAACAACATCAATGTTGTCAGAATCTATATGTTTAGAATGAACTACCGAAGAAATACCTACTTTGGGAACATTTTGAATATACATACTCTCTCTTTTTGCGACAAATATACCAGCATTTAATCAGATATACAAGTCGTTCAAGAGTATTATCAGACATAATGAACACTTTTAGTTACTTATTGAACAGACCGGAATAAATATTCAGAATCACGTTGGGCAGCCGGCACTGTCCATTTCTCCGGAACAAACTTCCACTGATTCAGGGCTTTGGGATCCATCGTACCTTTCTTTTCGATATAATTCATCAAATAGAAACGAAGATCTTTATCCGTAGAGAAAATTATACGGCCCTTCAAATCCTCCTGCGGAATACCCGATCCTTTCGTCAACAGTTCTCCACCACCATTACCACGATAAGAATTTAAGGCCACTTTATATATCTTATCCATACGGAAAGGAGAACCGTCCGCCATGCTCGTAATCGTAATCTTTTCTCCCTTCGGTTTTGTCACGTCCACCGTATAAATAATGCCGGAAGCCGAGTCGAAATTAAAACTGAAGTTCTGGAAAGAAGCCCTGTCTTCCGCACCTTCCCGAGGTTTCTTCTTGAACCAGAGCAGATGATCTTCCGGTGACTTCATCCGGTTCGTCCACATATAATAAGACATCTCCAGAAAATCCTTAATCTCCTTTCCGGACAGAGTCATCACATACAGCATATTCTCATACTTATACAAGTTGAACATATCACTGACAAACACATCCCCCTTCTTTATCTCCGCATCAAACGAAAGCGGAGCGGCAAAAGAGATGTCAGCTCCGGTTATATCGAGCTGTAAAGTATGTATCAAATCAATAAAAGCAGAAGGACCGAAGAAAGCAGGATGAGTAGAGATACTCTCGGTAAAAGTGCCGATCTTCTTGGATACAAACTTCTGCACCGTCTCATATTGCGGAGCAAAACGCTTCATGAAATCCTCGCTGATTCCGTAAGCTTCCGTTTCTGTCAACTCCCCTTTGATGTCCTTACTCTGCACCTTTCCATCTTTCAGTTTCAAGGTCACATCGACATTAGACAATACAATTCCATTGCTGGCCGGATCAATAATCAACACCGAATCTCCGGCTACATTCATCACCTTCTTACATTCGCGGGCATGATCGTGTCCCATCAATACGATATCGAATCCCGGCACATTCTTCGCTACGTTGAGAGAAGCGTTCTCGTTGTACTTGCCCGACATTTTGAAAGCCTCCTGTCCGGCATGGAACAAGCCGATCACCAAATCCGGATTCTCTTTTTCACGGATAATCTTCATCCATTTGCGTGCCGTCTCTTCCATATCATCGAAACGCAAGCCTTTCCACAGATTTTCAGAAAGCCATGCAGGGATGGCAGGAGTAATCATACCCAATACCACAATCTTCACGCCATCACGTTCCAACACCTTATAAGAAGCCAGATGGGGCTTTCCCGTAGACATATCAATGATGTTGGCACCCAACACAGGGAAGTCACAAGTGGCTATCCAACGGTCGAACACAGCACGCCCCGTTTCCACATCATGGTTCCCCATATTACCGGCATCATATTTCATGAAATTCATCATTTCCGAACAAAGATGAGGAGACACCGTATCTATATAATTATAGTAATAGGCAGTAGGCTGTCCCTGCAAAATATCACCATTATCCAGCAATATCAAATTCTCTTTATACTGTTCACGCTCTTTCTGCACGAAAGAATAAATACGCGCCAGACTACCCTTCCACTCGTGGCGGGTTATAAAATTGTAAGGATAATAATTACCATGTACGTCACTCGTTTCCACAATCTTCAGCTTCACCACCTTTTCCTGCGCCGCAACAGACAGTATGAGACAGAAAAGCAAGCCATAAATAAATCCTATTCGTTTCATTCTTTTTCTATATTTAGCGGATGCGAAAATACGAACCGTGCCCCACCGGTATAGTCAGGATCGATCCATATACTTCCTTTCCATTTATGCACAATCAATTTACAGATAGACAATCCCAATCCGGTTCCCTGGGCGTACTCATTCAGCTTTTCAAAACGCTCGAACACAAGTCCCTGTTTTTCTTTCGGGATACCGCATCCGGTATCCGTTACCGAGAAAATAGCCATTTGCTTTTCCTCATTCACAGAAAAGTCCAAGGTAATCTTCCCGCGTTTCGTAAATTTGTCGGCGTTGGACAGCAGATTAATGATTACCTGTTGCATACGCTGCACATCCGTCACCATCCGGAAAGTCTCAAAAGAAGTGGAAAACAAGAACTGATTGTCCGACGACTGTCGTGAAAAACTAACAGAAGCAACCACCTGACTACACAACTGCACCACATCACATTCCTCCCACGTCAAAGTCACCCGGTTCGCCTCCAGACGTGAAAGGTCGAGAATATCATTAATCAGACGAAGCAACAAATCCGAATTGGTTTTGATAATCTTATAATAAGACTGCTGTTCATCCTCCGTGCTACCGCCCATTGCCAGTACATCCGAAAAGCCGACAATCGAGTTCAACGGCGTCCGTATCTCATGACTCATATTGGCAAGGAAAGCACTCTTCAGACGATTAGACTCTTCCGCCCTGTCTTTCGCTACACGCAAATCCTTCTCCGATTTCAAAAGCTCATCTTTCAAACGTTTCGTACGGAAATAATAGAAAAGAGAGATACATAAGCCAAGTACCAGAATCACGAACAAAGCACAAGCAGACCATATCTGATAAGTATATTGCTGATAGAACGAAACCGGTTGGTTGACAAGCTGCACTTTAAAAGGCAACACGCTTGGGTGCAGCCCCCACTCTTTCACCTTCCGGCTATCCAATACCGCTTTAGAGCCAATGATCGAAAGATGCTTCCCCGTATCCTCCGGGTGCTGATCCATCCGTATGGACTCCATAGCCATTTCTCCTCCCACTTTCCGATAATCGGGCAGCGCTCCTCCTATCGCCCAATATCCAAGGCTCACCGATGAAGGAGTAAAAGCCGGGATGGTAGGAGTAGCCTCCATCATGGCATACGTCGCATTCCGCATGAAATACCCCTCGTTCATATCCACACGCCACGTTCCCACCAGAATAACCGTATTTTCGGGCAGCTGTCTCAATTCCTCAACGATGGTATAAATAGAATGTCTCCGACCGTCCATCAAAATCAAATCCAGATCGGGGAACTTCTTCATTTCTTTTCGTACCAACGCTTGCATAGTCACTCCGCCATAAGTATTGTCCGAGATAAAGGCAATGTGTTTCGTTTTCGGATAGAAAGCTTGAATCATGGAGATATTACCTTCTATATTATATTGATTGATAAATCCCGATTCCAGTTCGGGAATATCCAGATGATCTTCAAAGATATCGACAGATTCGGGCATCCAGCAATCAAGATTTTCCACCGTATCTTTTGGCAATATCACCACATTACTACTGGCCAGACTGCACATCACCGGCACTTTCACCTGCATTTCATCCCTCTGCGACAAATAGGCAGCCCACGCTTCCTGTCCTAATAAAATAATTTGTGCCGGATGCTTTTCTCCCTGATATTTAGCCAGAATCTGCGTCATCATCGCGCTCCATAACGGAGCCTCCGAGAAACTTTTACAGTTCATGTTTTCGATGACAATGTCGCGCTGTCCTCCCAACTTACTATATTCATCCATATAATCGGAAATAGTGACCGAAGTTTGGTGTGCTGCCGGATTATAAGAGCAAATAATCAGAATAGGTTTCTTATCTTTAGAGACAGCCAATACTTCCGTTGACTGCAGAAGCCAAAGGAAACAGATAAAAAGATATCCAAGACGTCCCAGCATAATTATGCAGTTTTGATGTGTTAATTCATTAATTGAGTTGCAAATATAGTAAAACTTGTCGGGTTTAGCAGATTTATATGTATTTTTGTCGCTCATTTACTCTCAAAAAATACAAATTATGGAATTATTTCACAAGATGATTTCCGGTTTTCTGGGTATACCGGAAAGACAAATAAGTAGTACGCTCCATCTTTTGGGTGAAGGTGCTACGATTCCCTTCATCAGTCGTTACCGTAAAGAAGCCACCGGCGGACTGGATGAAGTGCAGATAGAGCAAATAAAAGAGCAACACGATAAGTTGTGCGACATAGCCAAACGGAAAGAAACGATTCTCGGCACCATCAACGAGCAGGGAAAACTGACTGCCGAACTGGAGAAACGTATCAACGACACCTGGAATCCGACGGAACTGGAAGACATTTATCTTCCTTATAAACCCAAGCGGAAGACACGTGCTGAAGTAGCCCGCCAGAAAGGGTTGGAACCGCTTGCCACCATCCTGATGTTGCAAAGGGAAAACAATCTTAGTACCAAGGCTGCCTCCTTCGTGAAAGGAGACGTGAAAGATGTGGGAGATGCCCTGAAAGGCGCCCGTGACATCATTGCAGAGCAAGTGAACGAGGACGAACGTGCCCGCAACGCGGTACGTAATCAGTTCAGCCGCCAGGCAGAGATTAGTGCCAAAGTAGTGAAAGGAAAAGAGGAAGAAGCGGCAAAATACCGGGATTATTTCGATTTCTCCGAAGCACTGAAACGTTGCACGTCCCACCGCCTGTTGGCCATCCGCCGGGCAGAGTCGGAAGGCCTGCTAAAAGTATCCATCAATCCCGACGACGAGGCCTGCATCGAACGTTTGGAACGCCAATTCGTACGTGGCAACAACGAATGTAGCCGGCA